GGGGCTAATTCCCCGGGGGGCGGCTTTGAACGTAAGACATGTACGATAATCGTGTTTCTTTCTTATTTAGATGTTTCAACACCTACTTTGGGTTTACGATCTGTTTCTTTGGATCTGATTTTCAACACCTACTTGAGGTTTATAAACTACTCGTATGAGTTTTTACCATAATTGGTTTATCAAACAAAGATACTTCTTTACATTCCATGTATATAGTATGTATATATATTTATATTTATATTTAATTTATTCGATTCAATTGCCTACAGGGTAATTAAATATATTTTTATTCAGAGGGTGATTTCAGAAATTTTAGAATGAACCACGAAATGATAAAATACCAAAAATATTACTATTAATTTCGCCACATTAAGAGAGCGTGGTCGGGTAAACCGCGTTCTTCGGGGCTTGAGGGGGGCATTAGCTTGCTGACTTCCGGATGTGGCCCATAGGTACGTTACATTATTTTTGAGGTCTGTATGTACTGTTAGTGATTTATTATACATGGAAATTTTATGGTGCATAATATCGGTCATCATGGTATACTCTTGAAATGACAAGAGCCAACAGTCTTGGTGGTAAAGGGACGTAACAACAGAGACTAGAAAAATATCCTATGGATTTTGAGTATTATCTGTTTGCGTAACGCTGGTTTCTAGTTGGAACAGTGCCCATATAAGCCGTGTAACCTGAGGGTTATAGACTATGCGGTGGGATCCCACCATGAGAGAACACGCCGTGCTTAAAAGTTTTAAGTGGGAAGCTGGCTTGAACACCCAGTGCGCTTATGTGACATAATTAGGAACATGTATGGTTTACACATGATTGAAGATACAGTCTTCGTGACTGGCATTGCGGAAAGACGTGATAAGACCAGTCCTTTAGGTCGATTAATATATTAGGACTAAGTTGTAATATCAACCCGTGGTAGGTACCGGCCTAACTAGCCATCATCAAGTTTTTGTTATACCCAAACAAAGCGTTCACCCAAACTTTCTGCGATTTTTAATACTCAACAAGTGATCTTATATTAACCTCAACTTTTGTGATTTTAAAAACCAAAGTGAAATAACTCAATTTTAAATACTCTTTTTAATGATACCAAGTGAATTTATAATAAACAACGCAATGGAAAACAAGAAAATGTTATCACACAACAATCGAACTTTAGAACTCAAAGAAGTTCACCGTGACAAATGGTGTCGCCAACGTTACGGACAAATACTCGAAAATAAAATTAATAGAGAGAAAGATGCGCTTGCAAAGTTAGAAGAATATCCCTTTGGACCTATGAATGATCCATACGTGGAGGTTCTTCCTCGTAATTCAGTTGGGAAGTCATATATTTCAACACTTATGACCATCATAAAGACTGAATCCGAAGCTATTAATGGATCGATTAATTACATTTCTCGTGGGGATGTTGATGAGTTGCGTCGATCGAGTGGCGCACGAGGTCGCCCATCTCAATTTTTGGATGAGATTCAAGATAACGCTCATGGAGGCATTGCATTATCGGGTAGAAACATTACAACAGACCCTAAACCCGATGAGCCCATTGGTCCCTATGTTGGAAGGTATCAGACGGGCTATTCCGTTGCAGCAGTCCAGGAGGTTAAGGATCTCAGGCCCTCATGGACAGGAGGTTTATCGCACAACAGTCTTCGAAAACGTGGACCTTGTGAGAAAAGAGTAAGACCTGTTGTCATAGTTGGTAGAGACATGGCAAGTAATGGTCATCCATATGTTGCGTATGGTAGTTACTGGATGCGACAGAAGGGGCGATGGCATGTAGATATACCCCTTTTGCATTTAAAACGTACAGAGTTGCGGCGCGTGTGTCGTGATTGGGACACGTACACAAATATGATGCAATCATGGTATTGTGGTTGGTCTAAAGTACTCCGTGTTGCAATGCTATGGCACAGACATTGGAAAGTAATGAAAATGTTGATCAATGTGCGTGCAATCGAGTGCGGAAAGAAAATTTTCCTCCGTTCTTCAAGTTTGGACTATGATTCAGATGATACTGTCGGAGAGGATCAAGTTAACATGTCACATGATGTGGTCCATGATTTCACATCCAAAATAGAAGAGAAAATACGAGCGATTGGTGAGACTATCGTATGCGATAAAAGTGTAATGTGGATGAAATTTTTCACTGCCGTTTCTTTATTGGTGTCGGGATTGTGGAAAAGTAATTCAAAGACGACGTCTGCTATTCATATAGCTCAATTTTTGATGTCGTTACCGTTAACTCCGGCTCTCGTGGATGAGATATCGCGTTTGATAAAGAAGGCTATAGATAGTTCATGTGTTGCAGCTAGGGGAGTTGATCAGGTTGGTTTTGACGAGATCAACCTTTCTTCTGGCACAACTATTTTCGGACCGGTTGTTTTGCTATCAATGTGCGCCCTTGCAACGGGTGCCATGCCTACAAGTAAGGTATATGATACGTATATAAACAGATTTTCTCGGCTTGGTAATTGTATGCGCACTGTGGATGCGTCGATAACTTACGGAGAAAAGTTTGCCGAGGTGTTCAAGGATTTGATTGCCCGGTACGTCTATGGTGTTCCTGAGGACATGTTGGATGAATATCACTGTATGAATGCGTGGTGTGACGAAGTCGCATCACTAGTCAAGGTAAATTTTGATTCGAGATGTTTAACAGATAAATTGTTATCGGCCCAGATGGACACATTGGCAATACGTGGAGATGAAATCTTGAAAGATATACAGCGATGTGGAATGAAAAGATCTGATACCGATAGATTTAACAAATATTGGGCAATATTTCTTAGGATGCGAGATAAGGTGTCTCAAGGAGGTGCCACACATATTCGTGCACGTCCCACTCCAGCACTGATTCACTTTGTTGGTAATACAGGATGTGGTAAATCCACTATGATAGATCCAGTGTGTGCTGATTTGTTAGTGCACATGGGATTTACATCACCGACCAGTCTCATTGATAATGTGTATTGGTATCGACCTAGTGGTGATGGATTTTGGAATGCATATAACGATGCTAAGCGCATCACTATAGTGGATGATTACGGAGTGCTTAAAGATGTGCCGGGAAAACCAGTGCAGGAGGCTATGGATGCAATATTCATGGCCAATAACGCACCATTTCCTTTGAATATGGCCCATTTATCAGATAAAGGTAATACATATTTTAATTCAGAGGTTGTTATTTGGACGTCTAATCGGAAAAATTACAATTTTGAAAGTTTTACTAACCCAGAGGCGGTTACTAATCGAATAACTCTGCAATTTCGTGTCCACCCTCGTAAAGATTTTGCAATCACGAAAGTTATTGGTGGTCATGCGATCGAGACGTTGGATGGTGCTAAGGTCGCTACTGCTATGGAGGCCAATCCAGAAAATGTAACTTCGTTTACAATGTATCAGCGATTAGATCCGTTATCTGATACCGAACCTGCCGTGGTTGAGTCAGAACTACTCACTTATGAGGAGATGATTGAGTGTGTGGTGGATGCTGTAAATAAACAAAAACAGAAGTTTGTCAAGATTGAAGAGGCTAAACCATTCCACATGGCCAAAGCTCTTCAAAGGAAAATAATACGTGATGTAAATTCAGAGTCTGTGACTGGCGGTGTTGATCAGTTTTGGTGGCCGTTCAAAGATAGACTCATGCCGAGTGAAAAGACTTGTACATTGTTTGCTACTGAAAGTTACTGTAAAGGAATATATCATGTGAATGGTGTACAAACATTTATGAATAATATAAAGTTAGTTGATGTTACAGATAGGTGCTTGGATGATGGACAGTGGAGAGCTCATATCCCGGCAGAATGTATAAAAGTAAAAGGAAATTACGATCAAGCTGTAGATATTGTATCTAGGATGATATATCTGGAGATGTTCCAGCGATTGGATGTTAATACCATGATGGAGATCCAGGCTGTTTGCGAAAGCCGAGGCATAGAAGTTGAATGGTGTCGTTGCGGACGTCGTGCGGGTATTAACCCAATCGACGTCACGAGTGCTCTCTGTGATGAAATTGATCGTCGCTACGGAGACCACGAGTTGGCTAATCGTGTTGCTGAGGCGGAACAGTCCGTCAACGGAAATGCTTCATATTGGAAGTGGTTGAAGGTGGCAGGTCTGCTAACAGTGATACTCGGTGCAGTTGGATCTTTGGCGTGGTTCATGTATAGAGAATGGCAGTTAACTCAAAAGAGTGATTTCAATGCAAAGGCATTAATAAAGCGATCATGTGAATTATTCATAAGTAATAAATTGCTAGGTAGTGATGAAGCGTATTCTCATACTGATAAAGGTGTTACTATAGGTAGATTAGAGGCACACCTACGTGATGTGAAGTTAGGTGGAGACGAATTTTGGAACGGAAATTGCGTTCAGTGTGCGGATAGAAAATTCGTGGCTATACTGCGTTGTGCCGATGAGGTTTACGGACCTGAGGTTACCATGGAAATATTGGTGAATCAAGTGGAAGAGCTCTTGAAGGATAGTATAGATTGGCTTTCCGGCTGTGGTCATCTCGATCCTGGTGATGCAAAAGAGGAAATAGTTGAATGGAATAATTATGAGAAAAACAAACAACTAGAGGCCACAAAAGCGTGGGATGAGATGATTTCGGAGAAACGTAGAGGACAAGATGAGGCCCACACGGATTCAAATTCCACAGAAATTGGTCAGTCCATATTTCGAAATGTATATAGATTATACTCATATGATGAACAAACTGGTATTTGGAGACCGGCACTGAATGTGATGTTCGTGTTTGGAAAAATCGCCGTTGCCAATAGACATTTACTCCGTGCGTTTAAATTGTATGGCCCTAATTCAAGGTGGAAGATTGCCAATGCGACTCATCCGGATGGCTATATCATGAAGCAGAAGGAGATGTTTTACCACTTCCCACAGGAAGGCGCGAACGCACTGCGTGATATGATGGTTATTGAATTTCCGGTGCAGGTGCCACAACAGCGCGATATTACGAAATATATAGCCACTAAGGAGGACATGAATCGTATCCGTCCCCACACTAAGGTATCTGTATATACTATGAATGATAAACATGTGATGACTATCAAATCGTCGGATGTTCGAATGGAGGACGGTTTGTATGCTGCTACTATAGATAATGAACTAGTACCTCGTATGAGGAAATATTATAGATACGGTGCCGATACAAATGTCGGAGATTGTGGATCTCCGTTGTTAATTCATGATACTTCATTAATACGTAAAATAATAGGATTCCACGTTGGAGGAATTCCTGGCGAGAAATTTCCAGCTGTTGCACAGCCACTAACAATCGAAGTGTTGACAGAGTATGTTAAGACAATGAAAATTAGGCGAGATGATTCGCTGATTGCAGCACCAGATCAGGAAGGTGTAGATGATGATGTGATTGTGAGTGGTGGCGATCAGATGTGGATGAATCGAATTATGGATGGTAGACATAACGAACTTGGTAAAACTCGTGAGCGCTATGGTGCAAGTATGCGATCGAAGATTCGCCTTTCTCCGATTGCTGAGGAATTACCAGAGCCATTGACACGACCAGCACACTTGCGATCTTTTGAGAGAGATGGAGTGTGTATTGATCCACTATCTCGTGCACAGTTGAAGGTGTTGAACCAAAATCCGTTAATCGAGATGGCTGATCTGGACATGTGTAAGAACGATGTGTCCCAACTGATTTGTGGTGGTGTTCCAACTGAGCCCCGAGTGCTTACATGGCAGGAGGCTATCGAGGGTGTTGTTGGAGATCCACTGTATCCGCCGTTGAATACTGCGACAGCTAGTGGTCCAACGTGGCCTAAAGGTGGCGGCGGTAAACGTAGATACTTTAGAGATGGTGAACGATACGTGTTTTACCATCCGGATATAATCCAACGACGTGAAAGGTATCTGGAGCGCATGTGTCGAGGCAAACGCCCCGGTGTAGTGTGGGAGGACGCGTTGAAGGATGAACGTCGCCCCATAGCAAAGGTGGAAGCTGGAAAGACGCGATTGTTTTCGGTCACGTGCCAAGTGTTCACAGTGTTGTTTCGTCAGTATTTTATGTCGTTGATAGCGCATACAGTGAAGAACCGCGTTGATAATGAAATAGCTGTCGGCGTGAATGTATATAATTTCGAATGGACTATCATTGCGGAGAGAATGAAATCGCAGGGCAATCAGTGTCTGGCGGGTGATTTTACAAATTATGATGGATCGTTGAGCGCGGCCTTGTTGTGGGCCGCGTTTGACGTTATCGAAGATTTTTACGGCAATTCGGATCCAGCCGCTAACACTATACGTCGTGCGATGTGGAGTGAAATCGTATATTCTGTACATGTTTATGGTGATCGGTGTTACGCCTGGGATCACTCCAACCCTTCCGGTTGCCCAATTACCACAGTTTTGAATTCAATTGCTCATTTGATTGCTGCTCGTCTGGCGTACTTAAATGTGGCACGTAACGCTGGGCTTCGTGTCACTATGGCAGATTATAGACGTGATGTTGTATTTCTGTGCTATGGTGATGATGATATTTGGTCGATTCGGCCCGAGGTTTCTGGTTGGTTAAACGGAAACGCGTTAACTGAAGCATTTGCTCTATTTGGTATGACCTATACTAATGAGCTCAAGTCGGAATTTGATATGGGCTTTCGTAAGATCGATGATATTAATTTTTTAAAGCGTGGATTCCGATTTGATGTAGAAGAGGCTCGATACGTGGCTCCTTTGGCGTTGGATGTTATTATGGAGACGCCAAAGTGGATACGTGGTCATCAGGATGATTGGGAGCTGTGTGCTCAAGTGATGACGAGCACGTTCGAAGAGCTGAGTTTGCATCCGGAGTCCATTTTCAATGTAAATTCGTGTATTTTAGAGAGAGCGAGAGCTCGTATTGCGGAGAAAACTCCGTGTGTGCGTATGACATACGGAGAATACAAGGTGTTGATGTTAAATAGAATTGACATGTTGTAATGTTATTACTAGACAAGCGAAGTCGTTAAAATCGCGTATATGTGTTATGCGTTTATTGTCCATGGGTATTAAAGGCGTTATGTACTATTAAGTTAGTCCGCCAAAACGTGCGCAAACATTATGGTTGCCGAAGTGGACTCTATTTGCGTGATACTTAAAACCTCGTGATCGGGGCTGTGTAAATATCGCCGTTAGTTATACAGCAGCAAATCCTGCTGAGGTGGTTTGTTAGATAGCAATAATAAAACCAGTGAGAGAATTATTTAGTTCTATTGATCAGTGTGTGCTCACTTAAAATATATAGGCTACTGCTCCGGCGTGCAGAGGTGGAAGAATGAGCTGTCTCCATTTCAAAGAATTTAGCTTACAAATGAAGAAAATACAACTTTGGCTCTTAATGAGCCTACTCTTATTGTTGAACAAAAAGAAACTGTGACTTTCCATGAAGCAGGTGATATTGCAAAAGAAACTTTCTCAGATTTGGCACCGATAGAAATTAAAGAAAATATTGATGATAAATTAGAGAATTCAGTTGTTGGGTTTCTTTCGAGACCAATTCCAATATATAGATTTCAATTAAATCAAACTGCAGCTGCAGGGGCAACAGTGGCCACTGTGGCATTGCCTGGTGATTGGATAGCACAGCCAATGATTTTTGAAAAATTACAAGGTTTTAGATACTTGAGGGCTGACTTCACTATTAAGGTGCAGGTTAATGCACAGCCCTTTAATGCAGGAATGTTAATTTTATGGTTTAATCCTCTCCAACAGATGTTAGGTAATACACCGAGTCAACAACTGCATTTTGGTGGTGTAACTGGTTATAAACGTGTATTTTTAGATATTAATACTGATACTGCTGCTGAATTGACTATTCCTTACAACATTAATTTATCACATATTGATATGCAATCCGGTTTTGGTGGACTGGGTCAAGTATTTATTTCTGTATATTCGCCACTGACAGGTTTAGCCGAGGTGGATGGTATTGTGTGGGTCACGGCTAGTAACATTCGTGTTACTGTTCCTACTGGATTGGCTCTGACTCCCGCATTTACTGATCCCGAGAAAGTGACTGCTGGTGTTGATCATGTGAATCTTAAACAGGAAAAGGCTAAAGCAGGTTCGTCACACGGTGTTGTGCAGCGAACCGCTGGAATTGTTTCAGAAGTGGCGGGCGCTCTAACGAGTGTTCCCATTGTGTCTAATGTGGCTTCTGCTGTCGGGTGGATAGCTGATGCGGTTGGTGGTGTAGCAAGTATCTTTGGGTGGTCAAAGCCAATTACAACGGCTGATGTGACCGCTGTAGTGCCTCGGTATGTGCCTGATTTAGCAAATCATGCTGGTGTTTCCCAGGCCAAGGTTCTTGCAATGGATGCTACAAATTCTATTGATCAAGCAGCTACAACATCTATTACAAACGAGGATGAAATGTCATTGGCCCATTTATTGTCAAAGGATATATTTACTGATAGATTTACTATGTCAAAAACACAAACCCAGGGTGCGGTGTTGTGGGCATGGCCTGTTTCACCCGTATCCTGTCGTAAAAATGTAACTCTTGTTAATCGATATTGTTTAAATACTATGTTATCATATTTATCTAATATGTTTAGGTATTGGCGAGGATCAATCAAATATAAATTTAGAATTATTAAAACAGTTTTCCACTCTGGAAGATTCAGACTCATTTGGGTGCCCGGAGCTAATGAAGCTACTAATCCTTTAGCAGTAGATTTAACAAAATGTTATTCTCAAATTATTGATTTAAGAGATACCCATGAATTTGATTTTGAAATTCCTTATGTTTGGAACGAGCCGTGGAACCCGACTGCATATAAATCGTCTAAGCGTGTTGGATTTACGGTATGTGATGCTGTGCCAACCGGTATGATTTATGTTGATGTGGTCAATGCTTTACGTAATCCGGCAACTGCTGCTGATCAAATTGAAATTATAGTTGAATCATCAGGTGGAGCTGATTTTGAGTTTGGATTTCCAGCTTTGTCAAATAGTGTATCGCTATTACATTCTGCTAATTTTTTAATGAATACAAAATATAGTAATACTACAACAGTGTTGCCACTTAGACCAGCATCGACGGAATCTTACGTGCAGCCTCCTTGTATATCAGATGTAGTGAAGCTTGACAAAATAAATGTACCGGAGATTGTGGTCGATCCTGTCACTGTGGTCAAGCCAGTGACTGTGCTGCCTGAATCAAATATTACACAGGCTGGACAGACTATAGAGACGACAGAGATCGTAAGAGATGTTCCACGTATCTCGTGGTACCGATGGAAGGTTGGAGACAAATTGATGTTGTCTCCGCAGGACATTTTAGATGAGGCGAGTCGTGAGGATGGACTTAGATATCCGATGTTCGCGTCAGAGCGATATAAACAGTGGGTGGCATATGTACAGGAGGATGTCTCGTTAGATAATAAAGACTGGGCAACTGCATATTATACTGTTTTCGAAGTACCTGTCGAGGGTAAAGACCAGATGAATATACCTGGATCAGATGACACTCCTGGAGTCCAAATAGATAGACTTACGATGGGCGAGAAAATTACATCTCTTCGACAGGTGCTTAAACGCAAGGAAGAAGTTGGTGCATTTATAAAACCAACTGGAGCTGCAGCTGCTCGACCGACAGCTTTTCGACCTTGTGCTAGTGGCTTTTCGTCATTTAATGGAACAGAGGCCTCAGCGTTACCCTATACTTGGATGTTTGATTGGGTATTGGCATTGTACCGTTGGCAGAAGGGATCTATTCAACTCGGATTTACTACTATTGAGGGCGATTCTATCGACGCCACACCGTCTAATCATACAAAACAATTTTGGATAGTACCAACACGAGATATGGACGGAGCTAGTAATCCTGGCGTTTGGCAGTCTACTGGTGGTGTGATTGATTCTGCTGCCGTTACGGTTCCCAATGGTACACCAGAGGTTCTTGGTTATATTGATGCAGAAAAATTTATTGAAATTTCAGTACCACATTATAAACATTTGACTGACGTTCCCACTGATGTGGGTCAGCCAGCTATGTTCGACTATGAATTCGGAAATATATCAAAGGGTACTGTTCCAAATGACTATGGGCCTATATTATTAGTTAGAACAGATGATTTATTATGGATTTGGAGATCGATTGGAGAGGATTTTTCATTTTCATATTCATTAGGCCCACCAATAACTTACTCTTCAGTAGTAGCTGAAGGAAAAACACACCGAGATATGGTGTTTTTGAACTCTTATAATGAAATTTTAGCAATGAAGAGTTCCGCTGATAAAACAGCAAAATTAAAACAATTTGAAGCTTTTGCTTCTGAACAGAACAAACGAGGATTTATTCAATTACAAAACATTTTTCCAAAAGATTATGTATTTTTTGATTTGAATAACAGGCCGCTAAATTGGGGTACTTATGGGTACTACTGATTCGATATTTTTCCATATGGTAGAACAATCGTGAAATTTTTCCCCACAGGGGTTTTTTCGTAGCGGTTGTACAGTGGGTTCTATAATGGCGGCGTGTGATCTTTGATTATACCGGCCTTGTAGCGGGGTTATTACCTATTATTTTTTAACGTAAATAGAATGAACGGGGTAATTCGGCGC